CCTTTAACAAGACATGAAAATGGTCATTCTGATCATATTGTTCACACAAGTGGTGGTGGGCGTTGTGGAAGTATGAAAAAAAGTAGAAAAAAAGGTAGAGGGAAATCAAAAAGAGCCGGATCCATCGTTGGAGCGATGGTTATCAGAAATAAAATTAAAAGAAGCACAAGATCAAGAAGAAGAAGCACAGGTTCAAGACCAAGAAGAAGCACAGGTTCAAGACCAAGAAGAAGAAGATCTTATGTTAGAGGAGTCCAAAAATCTCCAAAAAGAAAGACAAGTTATTTAGCAAGTGTATTTGGGTTTTAAATTGCATTTTTTTATATTTTATATATTATTATGTCTTTTGAAGTTAAAAAAGAATTAAACTTAAACTCTATTAGGAACTTAAAAAAGGAAACTAAAAAAAAAGTCCAACCATCACCATTGAAAATTGATAATTTAAATAATGATGTTCCAAAAGAAGATACACGGGAAATACCGAAAGAAGATTATGAATTACGTGAATTGGTTTTCAGAGGTATAATAACTTTGGAGGAATATGAACATGCACAAATTTAATAAATATATTAATATTTTTTAAGTAGAAATGTATTAAAGAATATAATATATTTAATTTTATATGGACGTCAAAAAGAAGAGTTTGACTATTAGTAGTGGGGGCAGATCCCCTAAAAAGTTATCAGTAAAACAAAGTTTATTGTACAATAAAATTAAAAAGTTTTTTAATGACAATGATAATATTAAGGAATTATTGGATATTATAGAAGGTAATACAAAATTATCATTAAGAATAATAGATTGGTTTGTGACTAATTATTCAAAGAAAAATTTTATTGTAATACATAATAAGAAAAAGCAAATAGAAAGATTTAATGCAGGGAAGATTAGTCCTAAAACAAAGAAAAAGTTAGAAGATAAGTATGAAGAATTTAATGTTCATTTAAACTATAAGTCTCAGTTAAAGTCATTTCAAAAAAAGCAATTTGATCCATTTTGTAGAAGAGAACGTATAAACTATTACTATGATAATAAAAAATATATTGTAACTACAGTCGGACAATTAAATTTTTTCAAGTGGGCAATTGAAAATAATATTTTAAAATATATTCGCGATAATATAAATATTATAGAGAAGGATATGAATCAAAATATTAAAAAGAATAAATCTTTAAAGGTAAAATCTGGATTTAACAATCCTAATTTAAAATATGTATGTGACCAAAATATTGGTAAATTACGAAAAAAACGTAGAGAGTTGTCATCGTCCGCTACAAAGACAGTAAAGAAGATGAATTCTGAGATTGTATTAGATTTTGATTGATTTTTTTTATTTGTTATTTATAAGTTATGAATAATTTTTTAAGTTTTTGTAATTCAATACTTAAAATGTTTACATTTTCTGCATTTAGATTTTATACTACTTGGGCATTAATATTATTTATATTATATGCACTAGGTATATTAACAAAATATCAGTCATCAATATTTATAATACTTTTGAATATTTCTTTTGTGGGTATGGTTATAACTTATATTCATCCAAGAGAAATAGAAATACCATACATAAAAAGGAAGATTGGGAATAATCTATTAAAAATATATAATCTTTGTGCTCATATATTACCATTAGTATTATTTTTGTACATGTATGATAGTAAAATTAAGTCTGACAATTTATATTTAGCAATGTTTAGTTTATTAATATATGTATTGATCTTTAATCCCATAGAAGTGTATAATTATAAAAAAAATAGTAAAAATAAAGTTATTGCAAATATATTGTTTATTTTATATTTAATTGTAATAGGTATATTGATAATAAAACAAAAAAATTTATTTTAATATATTAATGAAAAAAATAGTTATTTCTATTTTGATTTTATTAATATTGTTACTAATTTTTGTCATTTTCAAAAGAGAAAGATTTCAAAATGTTGATGGAAATTATAAGATAAGTGAATTAATAGATTTTGAAGAAATAAGAAGTATATTTAGAGTAGAATCGGAAGAGATTCAACCACAAACATATCAAACAAGTACACAACCAATAATTACAACGCAATCTTCAGATAGTTCTTTACTTGCGGAACTTATGGAATTTATGAGAGTAATTACTCAAGAAGATTATACTAATTATAATACAAATATTAAGGAATCATTTCAAAATACAAAACTAAATAGATTATCACTAAGTAGAAAATTTTTGAATAGTGCATTAAATGATGGTATTATTCGAGATGGTTATAAAAAATTGGTGTATAATTATCTAATAAATAATGATGAAATTGTAGAAGCATTATCAACTCGTAAAGATATACAAGATACTATGATTAGTTTAAAAATTATACTATGTAATACAATTGTGTCTTTGAATTTTAATAAAACATTAAAAAAAATAGCATTTGATTTATATACATTTAATATGAATAATGGTAAAGATGTTTCTGAAGTAATATACAACAATGATAATACTGGTAGATTCAATATTAGTAAGAATCCAATTGATGGTGAAAGTAATAATTCATCTTTTGAAAAAAAACTTGAATATTTGGTTGAAATTTATAATAATAAATTGATATCTAGAGTATTAAATGAGTATTTAAATACTGAATCTCAAAAGCGAAAATTTTATAAAGATATTAGAAATAGTGTAAATCATGTTTTATGTAATTTAAGAGGTAAAGATAATATTATTAATCCTGAAAACAGTTCAGACATATTTTGTGGTGGTTTTGGAAATAATTTGAATATAAAAATAGACTTTGATTCTAATTATGTTTTTAGGGTAGTAAATAGCGCGCCAGTATGCAGGTTTGCTTGTCCAAATGTTGAACAACAACCTCAAACACAAATGGTTGCACCTACAACACCAGCTTCAAATCAATTAGTTGTTAATGAATATGATATTACATTTACAAAGGTAAGAAGTCAATCTCAGGGTCAACTTAAAAACAGTTATAGTTTAAGTATTCCATCTAATGAAGGTATCTCATTAAGTGAAGGCGATTTGAATGTTATTGAAATAAGTACACCAGGTATTTTTACATTAAAATTTATTAATTTCAGTGATAAAAAAATAGAATTAGATAAGGGATTTAGGATTAATATAAAAAGTGATAATGTTACAATAGATGGTGGAAATAATATGATTTATATAAATAATAATTTGATTACAAATGGTTTAATAACTAATAATGATAATTTTCCAAATCTTAAAACAACTCAAGGTATTCAAAGTGCTATTAATGATGGAATAAAAGGAGTAAGTAATTGTGTTATCAAAAATTTTGATGTACATTTTAATGTATCATCAGGAGAAAATGTAAGTGTATTGAATAATGAAGTTGGTGCTGGGTTGTTATGCAGTAATTATTTTGGGGCATTAGGAGAAAATAATATTGTTAAAAATTGTGTAGTTCATGGTAGGTATTTTGCAAATAATGGTGGTTCAATTGTTGGTTCATATGCTGGATTCGGTGGTAGTTTGGTAATATCTGGTTGTATATATATTGGTAATTTAGATGTTGTTTTTGAAGATAATGATAATGATACTGATTATTATTCAAAAAGTTGTGGTGGTATTGCTGGGAGTAATTTAGGATCATTTGGAAGAGTATTAGTTCATGATTGTATTACAACTGGTCATATAAATTTTAATTATTCAGGCGGAATTTGTGGTCAATATGTAGGTTCAGATGGAGGAAATGTTGTTATTTCAAATTGTACTATGCTTGGAGATATTTATGGATTTGCAGGCAAAGAATATGGATGTGGTGGTATATGTGGTGCAGATTGTGCAACAGATATGCAATATTATGAAAATAATAATTTAAAAACCAGAGTATTTATAATTAATTGTAATGTTTTAGGGAAAATGGGAATGTATGGTAGTAATAATGGAGGCTTTGTTGGTAGTAATGTAGCGTTAGGAGGAGATTTGTATATTATTGGGTGTAGAACTCATTTTGATACTGCCATGATGAATGCGTCACATGGTTATTTTATCGGAAGTAATGCTACTGACTCAGAAGCTGAAAATTCTAAGATTTATGTTATATGTTGTTCATATAAATCTTTTACCCCCAAATTCGATCAGACATTGTTAATTGGTGAAGGTAATTTAGATAAAAATAAAGTAATTAATTTATCAAAGGATCCTAAATTTTATGAACATTATCTTTTATCAAATAATGAATTAGAAGAGAATTTAAATATTAGAAAACGATTTCCTATAACAAGTATGTCTATGAATCATAATACTAAATTAGTTGCTATTGATGATAAATCTATATTTGATGATAAAACTTCAAATAATATTTATATTAGTTTATCTGAGAATTGGAAAGCTGCAACTGTAAATCCAAGGTGTGATACATATTATAATAGTATTAATGGAGATTTCACTAATTTACATGTATTAAAAAATACAAAATTAAATAATCTGTGTTCAATGGATCAAATGGATATTAATTTAACTGAATTACATAATAAATATCAAGAAGACTATAGTACAAATACAAATTTTAATGCATGTAAATATAAGAGTTTGCAGTTTTGTAATAATGAAACAAATTGTAATTATGGTATATATTCAAGAGAAAAATCTAATGGATATCTTTTAGGTAGTGATTATATGTGTTTACCTACTGGGACTCAGATGTATGATGAACCTGGTGGTTCTGGTGATCCATGTGATCCATTCCCTGACTATGGAGAACTCGGATTTGATGAGTGTACATGTCGTAATTTTACTGATAGAGATAATTGTAATGGTGGAATGGCTAGAGAAGGTATATTTTGTAAATTTAATGATCAAACACAAATTTGTGAAGTTAAAGGCATAAATTAATAATAAATTATGTGGGTTAGGATGTGGGTACGTTAGAATATGTTTTTTTTTAAATTACTTAAAGTTAAGACACAAATTTATTGTGTAGAAGAAGTGAGAAAGAATTTATACTTGACAGAAAAAAAATTGATTTTCAGATTTGCAGAAGAAAATCAAGCATATAATCATCAAGAATAAGTAATCAAAACACTTCACCGGTGTAGAAATGCATCGGTCTTTTAAGAATACACACAGCAACTTCATCACTTTTTATGGCGGGGCAATACCCGAAAATATTGCATCGTATTCTGATAACAACCCCGATGGCGGAGTGGTCTAACGCGACC